GCGCGGGCATATCCTCCATTTGCTGGCCGGTCCGGCGGAATGCGGCTCGGTAAACCGCTCCCGGCAGGCCGTGCAGAAGCATTCATACCGCTTGGTGTAGCTGTCCGGCCCAAAGTAATCCTGCTCATCCCCGGCGTAAAACCGGAAAAAAAGAAATTCCTCGTGCTGCACATTCTCGGCGATCAGCTGCTGCAGCTCCCAGCCGTCGATCGGCGGAATGTCGTTGACCTTAAACACGATTCCCGCCTCCTTACAGCAGATTCATAAGATCCAGTTCTTCCGGTTCAGCCGTAAGCGCTTGGGTTTCCGTCTCCATCGGCTCTGCCGCAGGCTGAACGCCATCCAACGGCACCTTATAGAAGTCCGCAACAACCTGAATAACCGGATTCTCCGGGTCAAAGCGATTGCACACACAACACCACGAGTAGTTCTTCTGGTGCTTTTTCGCATACTCATAAAGCGCGCTGAAGCACTTGTCGAAGCTCATCTCCGGATTATCGAGGTCAGCCGCGATCACCTCGGCGGCGTGCACGTCCGCCTGGGCGATCATCAGTACAACTTCGCCCATCTGGCGGGCGTTGCCCTCGGCGGCGTCCACTGCCGCCTTGATCTTATGTAAACTCATCTGATAGCCCTCGTTTCTCGCAAGTGTTCGCGTACTGTTCTCATGTTTCGTTTGGTTGCCTTCGCAACCTCGCGCACGGACAGGCCGGAAGCAAACAGCCGCGCCATTTCGCGTACTTCCTCATCCGTCACGCGCGGAACGGGATCGGGCAGTAGTCCGCGCGTGCGCAGACGCGCCGCAACGGTAGCTTTACTGCGTCTTGCCATCTCAGCGATATCCGCAACATTTCTGCCGGCTTTGTACCATTCGCACCATTGGTCTACGTCCTCGACGTAGACCGGACCCTGCACGCCTTTCTGCGGCGTAGGTTGTGCCGGCACAAAAATGCCTGTCGGCACCTCGCTGCACAACCCGCGCGCATCATCCTGCGGCGTAAATACGCATTCGCGCGTGTAATATGTGCAGTGGTCGAACAGACTGTAATGCTCGGTCTCCTGTATCTCAAACCGGCCGCGCGGGTGTCTCCAAATAACCCGCGTCTTTTCTTTTTTTCGCATATTGTTCCTCCTGGCGCGCCTTGAAAATGGCGCTTTCAATTTCTTTCTTTTTTTCCCATACGTCCGGCAGCTCGGCAAACGGCTGACAGATCGGGTACGCCCTTCCCTCGTCACCGTAGGTGCCGACAAGGTGATACTCCACCTCGCCGAACAGGGTGCGCTGTACCTCAACGCGCACCCTGTCGATCCGCACCCGCGGCAGCTCGGTGAGCTGAGAGTACGGCTTAATTTCCAGCCCGCTAAATCTCTGCATGGCCCTTCTCCTTGTTCGCCTGTCTTGCCTGCCACCGTTCGAGCAGCAGCGCGTCAAACCGTGCCTTTCTGGCTTTCTCGGCGCGCTTCTCGTCCTTTTCGACAGCCTTCACGTACCGCATACAGCGTTCGACCCGGTCATGCGGCATCTGGAACTTCTGCCGGTTTTTCTTCCAGTCTGCCATCAGCGGATCTGCCTCATCAGGTCGGCGCGGTACGCAATGTGCGCCGCCTTGTCCATGGAGACGCGGGCCGCCTTGCGGGCCTTGACTTCCTCTGCCGCCCGGCGGCGTTTTGCCGCACAGAGATCCGCATAGCAGATTGCCATGCAAACCAGCATCGCCGTTCCGAGCACCGCCGCCTGCGTGCGGCTGCAGGCACCGGCAATTTGCATGTACATCACGCCGCCGAACACCGCCGCCGAAAGGCTCATCATAAACTTACTTGCCTTCATCTTTCTTCCTCCGTTCCTGATTCATCAGTAATTCCCACGCCGTTTTCTGCAGCCGCTCAATGCGCCGCTGCATTTCATACGGCGGAACGTCACGGTAACAGTCGTCGTCAATGTAAACCGTACCGTTCGGATAATGATATTCAGCCACGATTGCCACCGTAACCACCCCTTTCTAAAGCCTATGCTTCTGCAGGCTTGTACTCGGCCTGTCCGGCCTCAGCCTTTTCTATCTCAATCCGAGCCGCGATTTTGAGGCTTTCCGGTGCTTCCGGATCGGCCATGATCTGCTCTGCCGTCATGGCAAGATATTCATTGTAAGGTTTCATTTGATATGCACCTCGATCTTCTCAGCCTTATCAAGCCACTCAGCAACGCGTTCCAGTGCTCCATCATGGGTGGTACACCAAAACTGCGTCCAATCACACCCGTTTTCGGGTTCTAAGCGCTTGACGCAAACTTCGTACTTCATTGTTTCATCCCTTTCAGTAATGTTTCTGTTGACTACAATTAAGGAATATGTAACAATAGAATTGTATCCTTGCACGTCTCAAGAGGTGGAGCCCTAAAGAATATGGCGAAATTCTATGAAAGGAGATCGCGCATGGATTACAAAATCTATGACAGGCTGCAGGCTGAGCTCGGCTGTATCGGTGATGAGTTTTCTCGAAACTGTTCCGCAATTCTTGAAAAGTCGGCCGCAGACGAGCAGAGCAAGCAGCTTGTCGAGGAAATCTGTGCTGCTAACACCAGTGCGCTGAATGTACTCGCAAAGTCTATTTCAGAAGCACTCATCGCAGCAGCAAACTAATTTCCCGCAAACCCCGTCAGCTGCTACTGGCGGGGTTTGTCGTATCATCCCCGAAGTAGCCGAACGGCAAGCCAAGCACGTGGCAGATCATAATGTATTCATCAATCGTCATTCGCTGACTACCATGCATCAGGTGATGCATTTTTACTTTCGTCCAGCCGCATTTTTCTGCGACAAATTTCTGCTGGATTCCATGGCTGATCAGATACTCATAAATTCTTTCGTATATATTCATACCATTCACCTCCCTGTTAGTTCTTGCTTAACTGTATTTACAGTATAATTAGTTCTTCGCTAACTGTCAAGACCTTTTTTGTAAAATAGTTAGTTTATTCTTAATCATTTCCTTTACACCTGTTCGTAGTTATGATATAATTAACTCAAAAGAGAAAGGAGGTGAAACCAATGGAAATACGAGAAACTGTACAGCGCAACGTTGCACGCTATATAAAAGGGTCAGATTATACGCAGGCTGAAATCGCCCGAATGCTCGGCGTATCAAAGCCAACGGTTACAAACTGGATCAAAGGAGTAAACACACCGAACATCGAACTCCTGAATCAATTATGTAGAATTTTGAACATCTCATTTTCTGAAATGTTCGAGGAAAGCCCGAATGCGTACACGCAGGCGCCACCAGACGAGCAGCAGCTTGTCACGGACTACCGCTCATTCAACGATGAGGGAAAAGAAAAGGTCCGCGAGTACGTCGCAGACCTGAAAGGAAACCCCCGATATAAAAAACGTGATGAGCCTGCAGTGGATAAACAGGCATAAAGAAAAGCCGCTGTCAGAACGCACCTGACAACGGCTCGAAAGGAACCCCACCCCCGAACGGATGAAATCCCCCAGCACTATTTTAACATAGTTTGGGGGATTTTATCAATATGCAACAGGAAAAATATGATATCCAAAAAGAATTTGAAAATGCCGGTCTGTTTCTGGATGAAGTAGAGTTTGATAATATCGAACGTATCCAGTATGCCAACAGCCTCAGCAAAGAGGACTGGGCGCGCTCCTATATCCGCCGCAAGCGTCCGCAAGGACTCACACCGGAGATTGCCCGCGATGAGATTGTGCGCCGTAAGCATAAAGCGGATGCACTCGCCGAAGAACTGCGTATCAAGCACCGCAAAGTAAACTTTGCCGCCTTTGCAGGCGCAGCCGTCATTACCGCAATCAACTGCCTGTCCAGCCGTCCGATTCAGAACGCCTGGGACGCACTGTTCGCTTATGCAGTCATGCTTGCAGGCGGTTTTCTTGGCCTGTTCTGTTCGCTCATTATCAGCGGAATCTGGGAAGCGCTCGTTGCACGATCCTCAAACAAGCTGCTGTCCGGCCGCCTCGGAACCATTCTCAGCTATGCTGTTGTTCCGTTTGTGGCTGCTGTCCTCTGCTTCCTGCTCAATCATATCGGCTCTGGTAACTAAGGAAGTGATACCATGCAAATAGAATACGCCATGTATTTACGCAAATCCCGTGCCGACCTCGAAGCAGAGGCGCACGGCGAAGGCGACACCCTCGCCCGGCACGAGCATATCCTCATGGAGCTTGCCAAGTCCCGCGCCCTGCCGATCGGCGCGATATACCGTGAAATCGTCTCCGGCGAGCGCATTGCGAACCGACCGGTCATGCAGCAGCTGCTCTCCGAGGTGGAGGATGGCCGCTGGAAGGGCGTCCTCGTCACCGAGACCTCTCGTCTCGCGCGCGGCGACACGATCGATCAAGGCATCGTCGCCCAAGCGTTTAAGTTTTCGGGCACACTCATCGTAACACCCGCCAAAACCTACGACCCCACGCAGGAAGCAGATGAGGAATGGATGGAGTTCGGCCTGTTCATGTCGCGCCAGGAGTACCGGATGATACGCCGCCGAATGAATGCCGGCATGCAGGCCGCCAAGCGCGAAGGCCGATATATCAGTAACGTGCCGCCCTATGGCTACGAGCGTTATAAGTTGGATGGCCGCGGCTGGTCTCTCCGGCCGATCGAGTCTCAGGCCAAAGTGGTCCGCATGATTTTCGACCTGTATCTCTCCGGCCTCGGCTACTGCGAGATTGAGAAGCGGCTCAACGCCCTGCACATTCCTGCACCGAAAAGTGATAAATGGTCTGCACGGACTATTCCCGGCATCCTGCGCAACGCGCACTATATCGGCTGTATCCCCGCCGCATTCCGTCCCGGCAAGAAAGTCGTAAAAGACGGACAGATCACCGTCACCCGTCCCCGCAATCATAACTGCGAACTGTACAAGGGCCTGCATGAGCCGATCATTGACCGCGCTGTGTGGGATCAGGTGCAGGCGCGTCTCGGTAAAAACGCCGCTGTCCGCACGCCCGGCAACCGGCAGCAGAGCAACCCGCTGGCCGGCCTGATTATCTGCGACTGCTGCGGCAAGCGTATGCAGCGCCGCCCGCAAACCGGTACCGGCAGCCAAACGCAGATCCAGTGCACAACCCGCGGCTGTGCCACTGTCGCACATAACGCCGACGAGCTGGAGCAGCTTGTGCTGGACTCTCTCCGTACCTTTCTGGCGCGGCTCGAGGTCGGTACACCAGCCGCGCCGGATCTGTCCGCTGAGCGCCGCGCCCTCTCCGAGATCGAGAAGCAGCTCACCGACCTTGACGCACGCCTGCGCCGCACCTTTGAGCTTGTCGAGGACGGCACCTATACCCGAGAGATTTTCCTCTCACGCCAAGCCGAACTAACCGCCGAGCGCGAACGCCTCACCGCAGACCGTGCCGCCATCCGGCAGAAAATCGACCGGACCCAGCACGAATACGATACCCGGACCGGCCTCGCACCCGCTGTCCGTCACGTCCTCGACACCTACAATACGGATTTATCCGCCGCCGAGCGCAATAAATTGCTCAAGCAGGTAATCGACCGCATCGACTACCATAAGCGCACCCGCACCCGCTGGACCAAAGAAAGTGACCTCTCCCTCACCCTCCATCCCGTGGTTTTTTCTGCATCCGCTAACCGATAACATCAATGCGCTGATGAACTTGCCCACATGGAGATGATCTCCGCCATCGTGTACCAGCTGACGCGCAATCTCACGCCCGAGCAGATCAAGGAGGGCGGCTTTGACGCCTACTTTGTCGATCACACGACCGGCATTTACCCGCAGTCGGCCTCCGGTGTGCCGTGGAGCGCCGCAACGTTCCAGTCCAAAGGAGACCCGATCACTGATCTGTTTGAGGATATGGCAGCAGAAGCTACACCTTTACAAGAACAATCCTTTAGGCTTTTCGCACCATTTTAGCGTATATATCGCCACATTTCTGTATATTATCATACGCGGTATACTCATTGAATGATAATTGATCAAAAATTCCAATGAATCTCTATGGGAACCGTTTTCGTGCCCTTTGCGCGCCGACCGACAGTCACATAGTCAATCAGCGTATCGACCATCTCACGGTTCAGGTGCTCAATGTTCATGTACTTCTCGACCAGTGCACGGCGGTTATCTCCGATAGCGATTCGCTCCTCAAGTTCTCGCATCTGCTTTTCGCCATCCTCGATCACATGCTCCAGCCGATCACGCTCTCCGGCAAAATCTTTCGACATAGCAAGATAGTCCTGCTCTGTCAGCAGTCCCTTTACCTTGTCGAGGTACAGATTGCGAATGCCTGTTGTATATTCCTCCTGCTTCTGACGATAGGTGTTGATCTCCTTTTGCAGGCATTTCTTCTGTTTCTGCAAATCCTTGCAGAACGCTACGCTCTCGGCCGCTTCATCCTTATCGAGAAATTCCTGCGCCATCCGGTTCAGCTCTTCCAGTACAGCTTCCTCCAAATGGCTGACCGCAATAAACGCACCGGGACAGGCTTCCACAGAGATATGCCGATTCGGACATTGCAGATAGTGCCGGTCCTGCGTCTTGGAGGACCGAAGCGTATAGCCGCAATATGCGCACCGTGCTTTGCGTGCGAAAATACCAATTTTTCCATCACTGAACGGTCTGCTGCGCTCTGCTCGCCGCCGACATACCTTGTTCCACAGTTCCTGGTCAATAATCGGCTCGTGCGTACCACGCACAACATACCACTGATCTTTCGGACGCGGCTTACACTGCTTGGTTTTATACGACACACTGCCATACTTGCCCTGCACCATATTGCCGATGTAAATTTCATTTTCCAGCATATCCGCAATCGCAAAGTATTTCCACAAGGTGCTGTTTTTGCTCACCGCCTGCTTGTAGCGTAAGCCATGCTGTCGTTTGTACTCGGTGGGATTGGGAATCCCGCGTGTGTTCAAAATACGGGCGATCGAAGTTTTCCCATATCCCTGTGCAAATAGATTGAACACCTCACGGACTACTGCTGCCGCTTCTTCGTCTATCAGCAAATGCCCTTTGCGGTCAGGGTCTTTGCGGTAGCCGTACAGTGCAAACGCACCGATATGCAAACCGTTGACACGGCGATTGGTCAGTACGCTGCGAATGTTATCCGACATATCTTCCAGATACCATTCGTTTACAAGACCGTTGATCTGACGTGATTTCTTGTTGCCCTTATTGTCCGTATCCGCATTATCTACAATGCTGACAAAACGGATACCCCAGATAGGAAACAGACCGTGGATATACTTTTCCACCAGTTCCAATTCACGGGTAAAACGTGACTGTGTTTTGCAGAGGATAATATCGAACTTGTGCTGTTCTGCGTCTTTCAGCAGCCGCTTAAACTGCGGCCGCCGCCTGTCTGCACCAGTATAATCATCGTCACTGTAAATCTGATAAACTTCCCACCCCTGTTCTTCTGCATACTGCACCAGCATTGCTTTCTGATTCTGAATGCTGCCCGAATCATCGGTCGCACATAGCTTGTTTTTATCTTCCTCGGATAAACGGCAATAAATTGCTGCTTTTTTCATGTTCTATCCCTCATTCAGATAAGAACAAGCTGTTTCCTACTTTTATTGTAACGCATAACTGCACTTTTGTCATTGCCTTTTCTCCGTAATTTTCGTTTCTGTCCGTTCGATACGATTGATCATCTCTACCCATTTCTCTGTAAATCGTTTCCGGTCGCAGGTTTCCCCTCCATTCTGAAAAACGTGTGTGCAAACCGCTTTGATCTGCTGTTTTGCCATACGGCTTCACCCTTCCTTTCAGAATAGCCTATGTTGCTCTCTGCTAATGTAAAACCCGCCTGCTGCAAAACAGGCGGGTTTTCTCATTCTACTCTCAAATCCAGTATTCGTTGCGGTCGCTGTCCATAATGAAATCATGTTCGTGCGAAACCTCGGTTACAACAGACGAGGGAGCGTCCGCCCATGTGCGGAGATTGCCACTGTAACCCGAAACATCCGGCGAGGTATCACGACCGGTCAGTTGACAAATCACCTTGGCAAATGTTAATCTGGATACATCACCACTCAGACCGGCATTCGTTTTGGTCACATACGAAACCAGCGTGTTCAGCTGACCGGAGGTAGCCCAGATACGCAGATAACCGTTCTTCGAGATCGTATAGTTGATCTCGTAATCATCGCCCTCATCCATGCGAGCGGTATCAAACGCGGACGCAGGCAGAACGCCGATGGAAACGAAATACTTTGCTTCTTCCGGAATATCGTACTTGTATTTCGGAACGGTAGTCGTGCCGCGCGGCAGCCAAGTGTTGCCGCCGTTAGCAATCAGACGATATACAACCGTGCAGGCTTCCTGCAGGGATACGCGATCATTCGGCCGCCACAGGCCGTCCGCGTAACCACCGAACAACTGATAGTGAATATCCGTCAGCACCGGCGTACCGGACGAACCAGACGAAATGACTTCAATCTCCGGCGAACGGCCCGAAGCCGAACCATTGTCACCCGTAGCCGCGGCAAGATTGGTGTACGTCTTGCCGCCCGCATCGGTCTTGAACTCAACCGTGATTTTCACCACGCGCTTTTCGTTCGGCGCAATGTCACCGAGCTCCAGAGTAAACACTTTGTTCTGGAAACTCCATTTGCCGTTCAGAACACCGTCCACATAGACGTTGTTCTTCAAAACAGGCGTTACCAGTGTGGTGTCCAGTGTATCTTTGAGGATAACCCGTTTCCATGTCTGGTTAGAATTGTTGCCAATCGTGATGGTAAATGTGGCGCGCTTGCGGTCTGCCGAAACGCCGGAACCTACATTCACCACGGTTTTATCAACCTCTTTGGTTACATAAAAATTTGTGTTAACGTCCGGCTGTTCCGCCGTGTCAGGAATCGTTACGCCCTTATCCGTTGCTGTGCCGTGACCGTTATCGCCGTCAAGTGAAGCCGTATTGGTAATCGTTGTTCCAGCCGCACTTTCAAGCACCTGCACGTCAAAAGTGATTTCAGCCGATTCACCCGGTTCAAGATCACCTACGAGTACAGACAGCGCATTGCCGCTCAAATGATACAGCGCAAATTCGTTGTTGAGATACACGCCGCCTACCAGCTTAACGCCGGTCGGGAGTGTATCGGTCATTACGACATTCTTCCATGCGGCAGTTGCCTTGTTGCCGTTCTTTGCAGTGATCGTGTAGGTGAAGGTATCGCCTACATTGGCAGTGGTGACGCTTGCAGACTTCTTTACGATGGGAGCAGCGTTGCCCTCGTCAATTTGTACGCCGCCGTCCGGCATGGGCGTTTCCTTGCCGTTATCATCGAGGATAGCGGTATTGACAATGAACTTGCCCTGCGAACCATCATCTACGGTTACATCGAAGCTAAGAACGGTCTGTGCGCCTGCTGCGATAGCATCCGGCGTGAACGTAATTGTTTTCATCGTAACATTGTACGAATAATTGACCGTTGCCGAACCATTCTCCTGCACGTTTCCTGCAAAACTTACTCCGTCAGGCAAAACGTCAATCACTTTCATGTTCTCCCAGTCTGCGGTAGCTGCTGCACCGTTTTCCAGGCGGATAGAATAGGTAATCGTATCACCAACTGCTGCGGTGGTCTTGTTTGCGGTCTTATTGCCCGCATGACCGTCTGCCGTACCATCTTCAATATCCACACCGTTATCCGTACCGCTCTTGTCCGGCGTATTGCTGCCGCTGACGAGGGCGGTATTTTCAATGTGCATACCGTAAGCGTCGCTGTTGACGGTTACATCAAAGCAAATCGCCTTGGTCTGGTTCGGCGCGATCTCACCGAGCGATACGGTCAGGGTCTTGCCGGTATTGTCGTACTGATATTCTGCGGAGTAGCCGTCTACGGTTACATTGCCGCGGAAAGTCAGTCCGTCAGGAATGGTATCGGTCATAACCGCGTCACGGATATTCACATCCGCACCGGTCGCATTCGCTGCGTTTACGGTGTAGGTGATCGTATCGCCAACCTTGGCGGTGGTTTTGTCTGCGGACTTGAAAACGGTCAACAGCGCGTCACCGTCCGCGATTGCTACGCCATCGTCCTTGTCCTGCACCGGGTCTGCATTATCAGAGGTCAGTGTTGCAAGGTTCTGAATGGTGGTGTTGTATGCGGATTCATTCACCGTTGCGGTAAAGCCGATGATCTGCTTTGCGTCCGGCTCAATCGTGCCGACATTGACGGTCAGCAGACGGGTGTTTTCATCGTAGGTGTAATCGTTGGTGTTCTTGCCGTTCAGCGTGACAGAGCCGTATTCAAAGTCCAGTCCAGCCGGAAGAACATCGGTGATAACGCCGTTCTCAACCGGAACAGTTGCGGTATCGTCATTCTTTACGGTCAGCGTGTACGCGATCTTATCGCCCACGCGGGCAGAGGACTTATTCGCAGACTTGTCGATCTGCGGCTTTGCCTTGCCGTCACCAACGGTTACGCCGTTGTCCTTGCCGCTGGTGTCCGGCGTGTTGTCGGACTTCATCACAGCGGTGTTGTAGATGGTCTTTCCGTATGCAGCGGTATTCACTACCGCAACGAAAGTTACCGTCGCGCTTTTCTCGATTCCGAGATCACCAACCTTGACGGTCAGAACGCGGGACGCTTCATCATAGCTGTAATCGTTGGTCAGCTTGCCGTTCAGCGTAACCGAGCCATACTGAATATCCAGTCCGTTCGGAATGGTATCGGCCAGCACAGCGTCCTTGATCGCTACGCTTGCGAACTCGCCGTTTGCCAGCTTGATGGTGTAAGTCACCTTATCACCAACATTGGCAGCGGACTTGTCCGCAGTCTTAGTGACTTCCGGCTTGGTCTTGCCGTCACCGATCTCAACGCCCTTGTCCTTACCCTCGGTGTCCTTGATATTATCGCCGGAGAGGACAGCGGTGTTGTGTACGGTCTTGCCGTAAGCCGACTTACCCACGGTCACGGCGAAAGTGACGGTGCGGGCAGCGTTCGGTTTCAGATTACCGACCACGACCGACAGCTTGCGGCTGGCGTTGTCATAGCTGTACGGATAGGACTTGCCATCCACCTGCACGCTGCCGTCTACGAAGTCAAATTCAGCCGGAATGGTATCTGCCATTTTAGCGTTTTCGATTTCGTAAACAGCACCGTCACCGTTGCCGACCTTGACGGTGTAGGTGATCTTGTCACCGACATTCGCGGTTTCCTTATCCGCAGTCTTGGTCACATACGGCGCGGTATCGCCTTTCTTGACATATACGCCATCGTCTTTGTCCTCGTAAATGTTGGTTTTCTTGCCGTCCGCAGCAGTCACATAACCGTTCGTACCC